AGCAAATGTTTCATAACACAACTTATGGTCATCCACTGAATGAGTGCACGTGCACATATGTTGGTCAATGATAAAGAGGAGAATTTCCTTCAAATCAATATCAATGTCTTTAAACATATTAGCACCCTCAACTAATTGAGCACCTATTTGACCGTGTGCAAAAGTGAAACCTTTGGGAGTTTCGCAAAAAGGCTTGCCAACATCGTGGAGAAAACCCAGAAGAAAACCAACATTCCATTTACCTTCAATAAGCACACTCTTTGCAGCACAAATCAGACCGCAAGCAAGAGCGTGCCATCCATAGGACTCTAAATGAAATCTAGAGTGTGATTCGTTGATATGAAGGAATGTGTCCACAAATAACTGCAGACATTCAATCGATAGATTGTAACACATTTTTTTTAAAAGTGTTGTTATGTCTTTTTCTGCAGTAGGAGGGATAACAAATCCCAAACCTTTAACATGGTCAATAACAGAAGGGATTTTGGTCGCACTACTGTTTTCACCTTTGTCTTCTGTGGGTGCGTAGTGCAGTGTTTTTGACACATCCTCAAACAACTTATCCATTAATGAATTATGGATAGATTTTTTGTCATTGTGTTTTTCAACAATCTTCTCGATATGACTACGGAAGTCTTCCTTAGTTAAAGGGAACGGGATCCCTGTAGGGTTTTGTACACCATCTGCCGAAGCGTTGGCGCAAGTTTTATCACTCATGTTCAAAATAAGACTTAAAAACGTAAATATGCTTTAAAGAAATTGAACAAGTAATAATAATAGTAACATTTTTATTTTTTCAATTTTTATTAATTTTCCAATTTTTTCCGTTTTTAAATATAATTTTTTTTACAAATACTATTTTAATAACTATAATCAGGAATATGTGAATGTCTTTCCATCCAAACACGAGGTTGTCCTATTTCTTCAGGATAATAATCTGTAATAATATCTCTTTTATCTCTAGATAAACCTGTATTTTTATCTTTTTTTTCTAAAATACTATTTCTCCATTTATATAAATCCAATTCATCTTGTAATTCTTTTTTCTTTTTTTCATCAGTTTCATTTTCAAATGATGTTTGTAAATTGTGTATTTTTTGTAAATCATATTGATTTCTTCTTATACCTTCTTCAACTAATTTATCTCTACGCCAATAATACGCCCTATTTTCATTATATTCTAATGGTTTAAAACGTTTATAATAAGGTGTATCTAGAGTATTTGTGCATTCAAATATATTACAATCTACTCTATCTGTATATCCATCAGTATATTCACATTCTTTACCTCCATTTTTTCTTTCTTGTGAAATAACATATTTTATAGTTTCTTTACCACCACCACATTCTTTAGAACATTTTTCTATCGTTGAGAACGTACCTATACAATCAATAGGACAAGGTTGTGTATTACACGTTTCATTAATTGGTGGTGATGTAGGACAAGGTGCTCCACCATGTTGTTCTGGAGTTGTTATTTCATATGTTTTTGTTCGTGTTCCACCTCCACAAGTAGCCGAACATTCATTAAATTCACCATAAGAACCTACACAATTAATAGGACAAGGTTGTGTATTACAAAGTTCAGTAATTGCTGTAGGACATGGTGTTCCGTCATTTAATGGTTGTATTTCTACGTTATACGGTTTTGTGCGTGTTCCCCCACCACAAGTAGACGAACATTCATTAAATTCACCATAAGAACCTACACAATTAATAGGACAAGGTTGTGTATTACAAGGTTCAGTAATTGCTGTAGGACATGGTGTTCCGTCATTTAATGGTTGTATTTCTACGTTATACGGTTTTGTGCGTGTTCCCCCACCACAAGTAGACGAACATTCACTAAATTCACCATAAGAACCTTTGCAATTAATAGGACAAGGTTGTGTATTACAAGGTTGTATTTGTGTATCACCATTTAAATTAGGACATTCTGTTCCACCATATTGTGCTGGAGTTGTTACTGTATATGTTTTTGTTTGTGTACCGCCACCACACGTTTTAGAACATTGACTAAATGGACCTAAATTACCTACACAATTAATAGGTGGTGAACTTGTATAAATTCTTACATGACCTGCCCATGTGCCACCATCGCCATTAAACGCAGCTCCTATAGCAACAATATTACCATCACTACTTAATGAGATAGAATTTCCACTTTGGTCATAAGCGTTTTGACCATCAATATCATTGCTAATTTGATCCCACTTTGTAGTAATATTATTCCATTTATGAATTCTTACATGACCTGCTCGTGTCCTATTACCATAGGCTCCTATAGCAACAATCATACCATTACCACTTAACGAGACAGAGGTACCACTGAAATCATTAGCTGCTTCTCCATCAATATCAGGTCCAAGTTGTTTCCACTTGTTCTCAGTCTCATTCCATTGATGAATTCTTACATGTCCTGAATTATTGCCATTACCGTCATTATTTTGGGCTCCTATAGCAACAATGGTACCATTACTACTTAATGAGACAGAACTGCCACTTTGATCACTAGATAATTCCCCAGAAATATCAGGTCCAAGTTGTTTCCACTTTATCTCATTCTCATTCCATTTATAAATTCTTATATGACCTGAATTATAGCCACTATTGGCATTATAAATGGCTCCTATAGCAACAATATTACCATTACTACTTAATGAAACAGATGTACCACTTTGATCACCATTTGTTTTCCCATAAATATCACTACCACGTAGCTGCCACGTCTCTTCAATCCATTGATAAATTCTTACACTACCTTTATATGATTGAGCAGCAATAGCTCCTATAGCAACAATTGTTCCATCACTATTTAATGCAACAGATGTACCACTTTGATCACCTTGCCCATCAATATCAAGTCCAAGTTGTTTCCACTTTGTCTCAGTCTCATCCCATTTATAAATTCTTACATGTCCTGAATATGAGCTATTAAATACAGATCCTATAGCAACAATCAAACCATCACTACTTAACGCAATACAATTACCACTGTTATCCCCTGCTACTTCTCCATAAATATCAATACCAAGTTGTTTCCAGTTGTTCTCAGTCTCATTCCATTTATAAATTCTTACATGACCTGAATTATTGCCATTACCGTCATTACTTTGGGCTCCTATAGCAACAATAGTACCATTACTATTTAATGCGACAGAATAACCACTTTGATCACCACGTGCTTCTCCATAAATATCATTGCCAAGTTTCCTCCAAGTAGTTATAGGATGTGTTGTAAAATTTTCATAACTATTATATTTTTTATAAAAATAATATATACATATACTAATTAATAGTAATATAAGTATTACTATTAATTCTATTTTATAGTTATTTATAAAATTATAATTTTTTTTCATTTTTTATTTTATTTATTATAATACAATATATAAATATTAAAAATTAAGTTAATATAACAAAACATAAATATAAAAAACTAAAAAATATAAATTAAAAAATAAATTTTTTTAATTTTATTTAATAAAATGTTAACGTTTTATTATCAGGATTATATTTAATAATAAAAAACACTATAAAAAATAATTATAACTTATTTATTTGAGAATAATCCTATTATATTATTATTACTATTTTAATTATGATTATTTTTTATCTATCGTAGTAAAATATTCTTCGGTCATTTGTAAAGTATTTTTATAAGTTTCATATAAAAATAAACATACAATTATAAATAATAAACTTTTTATTATCATTTAAATTTATTTCTAGATTTATTAGTATTTAATATATAAAATTATTAGTTTAAACACTTGATAATTTCTAGAATTATTAGTATCTGTAATTATTAGTCTCTAGAATAATTATTATTTATTTATTCTATAATTTTATAATATTAAATTAAACTAATATAATTTAATTTAACTAATTATATTATATGTTAAATATATAAATAATAAAATAAAAATAATAAATAGTAAATAGTAAATAATAAAAAATAAATAAAAATAGATTAAAACTATCATAAATGACAGCACCACCAAGAAAATTAAATGACGCAAAAACACCAGGTATGTGGGCTTTTGACCGCTCTGGTGAATGGACTAGTAAATATATAACTTGTAATAAAACAGCACCTACAACAGCACCTTTAAATATCGATACTAGTAAAATTGACCCTTGTAATTCATTATGTAGATTATCATCTAAATATGAACCAACAACTTGTAGTATTAGTATGACTAATAATATTCCAACTGTAACATTTTCACCTAATTGCCTTATTAAATTTAGAAATAAATTTTTCTATCTTCGTAAAATGACAATACATTATACAAGTATGCATACTATAAATGAAAGTTATTCTGATTTAGAAATATTACTTTACCATAACAGCAGTCCAACAACTGACGATGATGGTGGTGTTATAGTATCAATATTATTAAAAAAAGGAGATGATTATGGTTCAGCAAATGAATTTATGAATGAATTTATAAATCGTATGCCTTCTAATGAAATGCCAATTGAAAAAGATATTGATGTAAGTAGTCATTGGAACCCAGAACAACTCTTTCCAAGTTCAAAATCTTTTTTTTATTATGAAGGATCATTACCTTATCCACCTTGTTCCCCTGATTGGACATTTATTATATTTGAAGAAATTGTTCCTATCGCACAAAATATAATAGATACTGTTAAATATATGCTTGGACCAGGTAATAAGAATATTAGACCAATACAAAAAACTCCAAACGATATAACTATCTTTTATAATTCCAACTCTAGTTTTGATAATGTTCAAGATATGAGTGATGAAACTATAGAAAAAGAAATAAACCCCGAAGCAACTGTTCCTCCAATTAACTCTCTTGGTTCAACATCTTGGTTAAAACAAAATATATATTATATTAAAGCCATTGTAATTACAATTATATTAATATTAATGATATATGTAGCCATTAAATTTGCTAAAATTATAGTATCAAATGATTTACTAAATAGTTTTATTATTAAACAATTACAAAAAAAACAACAACGTGATTATGAAAAATCTCAAAAACAAATGGCTGATCAACAAGCAGCAGAATACGGCGGAATACAACAAGTAGAAAAACCACAATCAATTAATAATAACAATAACAATAACAATAATAATAATTAGATAATTATATAATTAATTCATTTTCTAAAAATTTTTTATTAATTAAAATATTTTCTAAATTTTTTTATATTAATTATTTAAAAACATTTTTTAATTTTTTTATATTAATTATTTATAAAAAAATTAATATTAATATTTTTTAAAAATAAAATATTGATAAATAATAAATACTATATTATTAAAACTATAACGTATAAATTAATATAATATTAATATAATATAAATATAATATAAATAAAATGGATACTTGCTTTAAAACTAGTGATAATAAACATTTTCAATGCCCACCTCGTATGGCTGATGGTCGTCATTTTACTGATTACCGTCCAAGTAATTTTATTAATGATTTAATTAGATCTGATAATAACATTAGCAATTCTCTTCATTATCGTGTTTTTCTTCAAGAAAATGCCGATGCCTTAATGGACCGTCATCGTAATGTTGCCTGTAAATTAAATTGCTGTGGTCCCTGTCCCATCGCCGATTCTAAAGAAGGTTTTGAAAATGGAACTATGTTACCCGAAAAATATAAATTTGTTACCGACGGTCGCGTTGGTAAAATGGTATTAAATGATATTAATGGTGTAGGAACTGGTCGTAAATTCTATTCTCAACCTAACTCCGATTGTGCTGAAATGCCTAAAGCGTGGCCTTCATCTCAACAAACTAATCAATGTGCATCACCACTTGACCAATTTAATTACTTAGGTGATATGGAACCTTCTCCTCAAGGTATGCGTCAAGCCGTCCCTGGTGGTGGAAAAGTATTAAATCATGAAGCCAACTTTTAAATTTAATACTTAATTTTAACTATTTAATTTAATATTTAATTTAATATTTTTATTATATTTTTTAATTTCATTTTATAATATTTTATATATAATTATTATTTTTAACCAATAATAACTATCTCTGATGAGTTCTTAGATGTATTCATCCCATAACTCCAACTTGTTTCAATAATTTTAAAATCTTTATATAATTTTTTAATATAATCACAGTTATTATAAGTCATGAACCAATTTTTTTTTTTTGATAAACAATTATATAGTTTATCATGTTCAAATGTATTATGCATATCTCCGTTATTTCCGTATAAAGTTGATGCTTTTTCTAAATAATAAGGTGGATCTAGAAATATTAAATTTTTTTCATCTTGATTATTATTAATAAAATCTTCAAAATCAAGATTATAAATATCATAATATGTTAGATCCAATTTTTTTATTCTATCAATTGAAGATGTTGTAAATCTTTTTTTAGATGCTTCTAATGAAAAACCACCTGATAATGTTGCTCCACTAAAAGAACAACGATTTATAATGAAATACATAATACTTTGATTTAATTTATTTTTTTCTTTCATTATTTTTTCTCTTAAATTAATAAATTCTTTTTTATCTATTAAATCTATTTTTTTAGTAAGTTCTTCACATAGAGTTTGTTTATTACATTTACAAGTTTTCCAAAAATTATAAAGAGGTACAAATTTATCATTTGCTATAATATTTAATCCATAATTATTTTGCATATAAAATTCAAATGATCCACCACCAAAGAAAGGCGACAAAATATGATTAAATTTACTAATGTCAAAATGGTCTTTCAAAATAGTGTCTAATTTTTTACATGCTCGTGTTTTTCCTCCAGGATATCTTAAAGGTGATACATTATTTTTTTTACTCATATCAAATATATTAACATTTATTTCTTTATTTTCAATAATCAATTTTTTAGTTAAGTCTTTTAGGTTTGATTCAACATCTGTATTTACAAGTCCCTTAATTTTATTAGAATTAATCATACATGGTGTTTTACGTCTATTATGAGAGTCATAGTAAGATTTTCTTAAAAACTCTTTACCACATTTTTCACACTTATATTTAATCATTTTTATAATATATTGTTAATATATTTTAAATTTTAAATTTTAAATTTAACTTAATTTCAATTATTTAATTTAATATTTTTATTTAAACTTTTATTATATTTTTTAATTAAATTTTATAATATTTATATTTTAATATAAAACTATTTTATTTAAAGTTAAAGTATCTAGAATAATTTAATAGAATAATTTTATTTATATTAAATTATAGTATTAAAAAATAGCAACACATAATAAAAACAAATAAAATTTAAAATGACATATATAAATTTAAAACATTTAGTTTTATCCGGGGGTGGATTATTAGGTATTAGTTATATAGGATTATTTAAATACTTTGAAGAAAAAAATTATATTAAAACAATAGAAAGTATTACAGGTAGTAGTGCTGGTGCTATTTTTGGGGCATTGTTAGCATTAGGTTATACATCAAATGAATTAAATTTAATTGTAAAACAAATGGTTTTTAAAGATTACTTACAAATAAATGTTGATTCAATACTAAATTTTACAACACAAAAAGGTTTTGAATCAGGAAATAAATTAAACTTATTTATAAAAAAATGTATTTATAATAAAACGAATAATGAAAATTTAACATTTATTCAACTCTATGAAAAATATAATATAAATTTACAAATAGGCGTTACAAATTTAACTCAACATAAATTTGAACTATTAAATAAAGATTCTTATCCAGATTTACCTATTCATAAAGCAATAAGTGCTTCTATAGCAATACCTTTTATATTAGAACCAATCATAATCAATAATGATATTTATTGTGATGGTGGTATTTTAGATAATTTACCAATTGATAGTGTTATTGATATGGATTTAATAAATAATACAAATACAATAAATAATAATTCTATTACTGAACCTATTAGTGAACCTATTACAACTCCTAAACCCAATACGAAACCTGAATTAATAAATGAAGATATACAAACTAAAAAAGATAATACTAAAGAAGAAACTAAGAGTGAAAAAGAAACTAAGAGTGAAGAAAGTATAAAAGAAAATCAAAATAAAGAAGAAAAAGAAAGTTTATCAGTAATTGGTTTTTATTTAATTAATCAAGGACAAACTGTAAATAAAGATAATTATAAATCAATTAATATAACTGAATATATTAATTTATTTACAAGAACATTATCCAAATGTATTATTAATAGAAAAATAGAAAAAACAAAAATAAATAAAAATAAATATAAAATAATTAATATTGAAATACCTTGTGATATTATGTCATTTCTTAAAATAAGTGCAACACATTCAGATATTGATGATATTATAAAAATTGCTTATAATGTTACTTTAACTAATTTAGAATAAAGTATTAGTTTAACTAATTAAACTAAATTTAAGCAAAATAACTGGTTAATCCTTCAAATGAACGTTCTCCGTCATAAACTTCACTTGAACCATTATCATTTAAAAGTTTAACAGTGGGAAAACCACTGACATTATTTTCTTTAGCAAGTGATTTGTATTTATCACAATCAACCATAACAAAACGTAAAGTTTTACCTTTATGGTCATTACCATTTAATTCGGTCATTGCTTTTTTATAATGAGGTTTAAAAGAGACACAGTGAGGGCACCAATCAGCATAAAAAAGAGCAACAATGGTTTCACCATTAGCGGCTTTTAAATCAGGAGCACCGTTTTCAAAAGGCTCATTCGCACGATTGCTTTTAGTAGCCATATAATAAGCACCGAATAAGACAACGACTAAACCTAAAAAGGCAATCATATTCCAATCACCCTTAGAAGATGAGCGGGAATTACGAGAATTATTTCTTTTATTATTAGAAGAAGGCATGATTTAGTTTAATGTAAATTAAATAAGTTATAGAATAGTTTATAATTATTTATTATTATTTTATTAGATTTAATTTTTTTATTAATTTAATTTTTTTATTAATTTAATTTTTTTATTAATTTAATTTTTTTATTAATTTAATTTTTTTATTAATTTAATTTTTTTATTAATTTAAAAATGTATTTAGTAAAATCCTTATAAATAAAGTAAAAAGTTATAATCATAAATTAAAACTAATAAATAAAATAAAATAAAGTAATTAAAATAAAAATATTCATTATTTAAAATGAATCATCTTTTTTCAAGAAATATATTAAATTCAATTATACCTAATATTACTATGAAATTTAAACCAAGTATAGATTATAGAAAATATTATAAAAATAATAATAGAATTAACAATAAAATTAACAATAGAATTAATAAAAATAATAAAAATAATAAAATTTTCAATAAAACTAATTTAGTAAAATCTAATAAAACTAATTTACTTAATACTAGTAATAAACAAAGTATAATACAATCTATTAATAAAACTATTATTGAAAATAAACATATAAAAAAAGAAACAATACCAAAAAGAATTAGAGAATTAGTTTGGACAACACATAATACCGAAGTGTTTTCTAATAAATGTTATGTGTCCTGGTGTGATAATATAATTAATGTCTTTAATTTTCAAGTAGGTCATGACATTCCTGAATCAAAAGGAGGAACACTTGATATTGATAATTTAAAACCAATTTGTGGAAATTGTAATTTATCTATGTCAAATAACTATAGTATTAAAGAATGGTCTAATTTAATAAAAAATAATAAAAGTATAAGTGATAATAATAATCCTATAAGTGTTAATAATAATAATATAAATGATAATACAATTATTAGACCAGAAACAGTGGTTAATAAAGATACAGTAATTACACCAGAAACAGTAATTACACCTGATATAAAAGAGTATCCTGAAACGAACGAAACAAATGAATTACAAAGAAACAACTCATTTATAAATACTATTTGTAATAGATTACCAACTATACCTTTACAATTGCCATTAATTACTATGATTTTATATCCTTTAAAATATATAAGAATCTAAAAATCCAACTCAATACTATTAGTTGGATTATATGTATTTAAATCACTATTTGTTATTTTCTGTTTTTTTGCTTTTGGTGCTCTTTTATTTGGATTATAAAATACAGACTCTGAATTTTTCTCTAATTCTTCAATATACTCTACAATATTACCATTTTTCAATCCAATATCTTTACATTTACAAATAACATCCCACGCTTTACATAATTTAGGAACATATTCTCCTTCATATAATTTAGCATCATAAACAACTGTTTTTTCACTATAAACATCTAAACGCCAATATTTAATAGTTACAAATATAAAATCATCTTTAAAATGTTCGCCATTCATATCAACAATCCATTTTTCAATGCTATTTTTATCATACGAGGCATCTAGTGGATACAATACATACTTATGACGTATATCAACATCACTAAATCTCTTTTTATACCAAATAACTAGACCTTTTTCATAACCCATTTTATTAAGATTTTCTTTAGGAATATTTTTATTTTTAATACGTTTTACCCAATTTGGATTATTCATATCTAATTTATCACCCAACATTTCATCTAATGATGTATAAGGTTTATTGTTAGAAGAATAAGCATGACAATTAATATCAACAATCGTTGTTTCAACAAAATCACAAATAGGTATTTGAGTTGTATATTGTTGTTGTAAAATTTGAACCATATACTCGGGTTTAACTGTTGTATCAATTTCACGACTATAAGGATTTTTAATTTCTAAAAGACGACCATATTTAGATTTACATTCATATGTATCTTTATGACATGCAGTAATAATACCATCAGGACTTGCTCCAATACAATCAGTAGGAGACCTTAAAATACCATATTCTGTAACGGATACACTATTACGTGATTCATAAATTGCTCTGGAAACATCTTCATATGTATTACCATGCATTAATGGAGGAGCACTAGAACTAACATAAGAACTCACCCCAACTTTAATTTTTAATGAACTAATTGCCCTTGACATTCCACATTTATTTAAAAAATACCCAGCATCACTCGCAGATATCATCGTTTCGCGATGTTTAAACCATTCAGGTGTTTTTTGCTCAATAAGAGGAATATTAGCAATACCATTACATGTTTTTATTAATCCTGGAAAATAATGTTCTTTCATTCGTTTTAATAAATATAAATCAACTTCTTTAGTTTCAATAGGTATTGTATTAGATGACGCATTTGATTTAGTCATATCTAAACTAGAATTATACTGTTTAACTTCATTTAATAATAAATTTCTATAACGATTTAATGTATATAAATAAGCCCCATTATACATAGGATTTTGCTTAATTAAATAAATTGCATTTTTATCTATTTTAGTTTCTAAATCTAACATTATTTTTTCAATATCTGTATAAGTTTCAGTTGCTTCATCCATTTTAGTAGCATCTAACATTATGTCCATGTTATTAATTTCATCCATTTTAAATAATTTATTATATTCAACTCTATATAATTTATTATATTCAACTCTATATAATTCATATAGTTATTATACTATAATTATTTTTATATTCAATTTTTATAATTTACAATAAAAAAATAAAAAAACAATACTTTAAATTAGTATAAACTTTATATAATTTGTTTTATATAAGTTGATTTTATGTAATTTATTTTTTTAAGTAATGTTTTTTTATTCTTAAATATGAAACTATAAATGAATTAAATTATAAACTTGATGATGAAGATTGGAAGGGTAAGTTTATAATTTATATTAATTATTTTTTTAATTAATAATAATTTATAGTTTTATATTTATAAGAACACTCACTTAATAAATAATAAAAAAAATCAATTTTTGGTAGTTTTTTTAATTTTTGTTATTTTTACACAAGTTGTGCGTTATTTTTTTCAATAACTTTAACCAATTCCTCAAGTTTGGCGAGAAAGTTTTCAATCGGATAAGTTTGGTGAGGAGACTTTTCTGATGAGGAAGAGGTCCATCCACCCCAATACGACCAAGGATTGCGACAATACAACTCAATCAACATCTCTTCAGATGAAAGTTTATCATCTGATTTTTTTTCAATTTTATTTAAAATTTCTAATAAGCGTTCCAAAAATTCAGCCAAGTTTTTAGGAACACAGTTGGCATTTGAAGCTGCTTCAAAGAAACTTCCAACATTTTTTCCATAGTTTGTTGGTTCACTCATCTTCAAATACACAAAAAGCAAGATGTGTAAGAATATTAAAAATTAATATTATAATATAATAATCAATTTTATATTATATTTTCTTATTTTTTCTATTTTTTAATCTTTCTATATATTAAATATAATATTAGTATGTCTAGAACTAAAAAACAAAGTAAAAAATCTAAAAAACAAATTAAAACATCTAAAAAACAAAGTAAAACATCTAAAACACAAAGTAAAACATCTAAAAAACAAAGTAAAAACATTAAATTTATAGCACGTATTGTTTTTGATAATTATAGTAAAACATTTGATACTATATATATTATTAAAACTATTTTAGAAAATGCAGGTGGATATGTAGAACTTTGTAATTTTGATGAAATATCAAAAAATTCTATATTTCCAATATTTAATACTGTAAATATTCAAATATTTATTAATAAAATATTTATAGAATATTTTTATAATGTATTTATATCAGATAAATCTTATTTATTAGTAAATATAGAATATTTATATAAATGGGAAATTCAAAGATTAAAAGATAAAACATTAATTCCATTATTTACTACACATTATGATATGGTAACAGTAAAAAAAATGAATATATATGGTCATTATATTGGTATGAGTTATAATATTTATAATAAAATTAATAAATTTAATAATATAAATAATAATATAAATAATTTAAATATTAATATAAATAATAAAATAAATAATTTATTTCTTCACATAGGAAATAATAATTTATTATCAGGGACACAAATTTTAATTAAAACATGGATTTTAAAAAAAATAAAAGAACCATTGATTATATTAACTGAAAATATAAATAATAACAATAGTGATTTATTTAAATATTGGAAATCATTAAATCCAAGAATTACTAATTTACCAAATAAAATTAATGAACTATTTCCTAAAAATTTAAAAATACCTAAATTTAAAAATGTAGGGTCTATTTTTATGTGTGAAACTATACCTGATATTAAAATCATATTATTTTTTATTAAAATTTCTAATAATATTATTGATACAAGTTTATATAGTTCATATAATCCTATTATAAATATAGGTAATAGATTAAATACATTAATAATTACATTAGATGCTCCTTATATTAAAAATCAAAATAATAATAAATTTGGTATTACAATTAAATCAAATATAGGTTCGCATATATATAATTATATTCCTAAAATAAATAAAGACTATTATTTAAAAATTATAGATTGTAAAATATATAATACAACAATTAATGATATATATGAAAAAATAAAAATTGTATTAAATTTACCTTTAAATGAACGAGTTAAATTATTAAAATTAGCTTATATAAAATCTCAAAAAGATTATTTTAATTTTAAAAATAGATTATCTAATTTACTTATAGATAATATTAGTTTTAAAAATTATAATATTAATAAATTAACAAAATATGTAAAATCGAATATAAAAAAGCAAGATAATAATATTTATTTTTTATCATCTAAATTTAAAGAAAAACTTAATGAATTTTATATAAAAAATATATTAATTAATAATAATTATTTATCTAATAATAATTATTTATCTAATAATAATTATTTATCTAATAATAATTATTTATCTAATATAAATAATATAAATAATAAAGTTCCTTTAAATATTTATCAAGCATGGGTTGGAGATATTAATATGTTGCCAATTGAATATAAAAATTCAATTCAAATGATAAAAGAAACAAATCCTGAATTTAATCATTATTTATATAATAATGAAACTTGTTTAAAATTTATTAAAGAAAATTTTAGTGAAGATATTTATAATTCATATTTAGCATTAATACCAAACGCATTTAAAGTAGATTTATTTAGATATTGTATTTTATATATTAATGGTGGTATTTATATTGATGTAAAATTTAAACCTGTAAACAAATTTAAATTAATAAATTTAACTGACAAAACATATTTTGTTTTAGATATAATAATTAAATATTTTGGTATATTTAATGGATTTATTATTGCTGAACCTAAAAATAAAATTTTATTAAATATAATAAATCAAATTGTTATAAATGTTAAAAATAATTATTATGGAATAAATATATTAAGCCCTACTGGTCCAGTATTAGTTGGTAGTTATTATATGAAATCTAAATCATATACAGATTTAGAATTATTTCTAAAAAGTAATGACAAAAATGAGCAAGAAATTATATATAAAAATACATTAATTTTAAAAGGTAAATCATCTTATTATATAAATCCAAACTTAAATAAATTACATTATAGTAATTTATGGAAAAATAGAAATATATATGAGCGTAAATTTATAGATTAATTAAATACTAAATTATAATGATTGTATAAATTACATTTATATATTATTTAAATAGTTTATAATTCTGGTATAGATATAATACTTTTATATAAATTATCTAACATCTTATTATTCCATTTTTTATACTCATTTTCATAAACAGTTTTATAAGTATTCCACCAATAAGATATATCACCAACACTACTATATTTTATTAACTCTTTAAATTGTATAGTATCCCAAGGTTTGCCCTGATTACCATATAAATCTAATACAACTAACTCTGGATGCTCTTCGGGATTGACCCATCTTCCAAAAAAACGAGGTTCAATAGCATAAAGTTTATCTTTAAACATACGGCTTACCATTTCTGTATCTCCATTCATTTTTATTTTTTTTTGTTTAATTATTTCTATATATTTAATGACTTCATTCATCATATATTTACTGGGTTTGATAAGTAAAACAGAAGTTTCAATATTCATACCATTACTTGATTTTTCATTTTCATAATTATTATAAGGTATGAGATTACCGTGTAATTGAGTATTACCTTTCATATTTTTATTCCACTGACAATATTTATTCTGGAATTGCTTAAATAATTTACCATTTTCTTTAAATTCTTTAAAATATCTATCTTGAGGAGTATTACCTACTTTACCCATAAATATAACAGCAGGAGTATTAAGATTAAATAAACTAACTATATCTTTTTTAAGAACTAACATATCTGAATCCATAAATAATACTTTATCATAGTCAGTCATTTCATAAATACGTAATTTAGTAAATGTTTTGGAATACACATCTCTCATTCGTAGTATATTATGTTTAATTAAATGAGGAGGGATTTGTAAATACTCAACTTCAATAACACGGTCATAAATATTAGAAATGAGAGCACGTGCTTCTAGTGATACATCATTTGTCACCATACAACATAATGTAATATATTTTTTATATTCTTTGGGAATAACTTTACGTATGCTAGAACCTAATAAAAGCACACCTGGTAAATAACTATCCCCACCAAATAATAATGTTGTAATGGCATAGTTTGGTGAGTTAGATTTAATCTTCTTTGATAAATTTAAAGTAGATTGTATTTTAACACATTTTTTTTTAGTTTTATCTAAACAACAATAGTTAGTTTGGTTTTGTTTTTTATGTTGTGATTTAGTTTTAGATTTAGAATGTGATTTAGATTTAGAATGTGATTTAGATTTAGAATGTGATTTAGATTTAGAATGTGATTTTACTTTTGATTTATATTTTGATTTATTTTTAATATATTTCATTTTTAACTTACTTATAATTTATATTATATATTATATTAATATTTAATAATACAAATATAATATTAGTAAAAAAATTAAATATTAATATAATATAAATTATAAATAAATTAAAAATGAAATCAAATATTAAAAGAAATAGTAATTCAAATAAGCAATTAAATAATATTATATCAAGTAATAATGCTTTATTAAAATTATTTTGCACTTTAATAATAATTGTTGTTATTTGTATTTTAATAGGTAATTATGCCTTTAAAAATGGGTCTCTTACTTGCGACCATTATGTATTAAATACTTATCTTTATATTATCTTAGCAATTTTGCTTGTCTTTATGGTTGTTCTTATAAATGATAAATATGGTATATTTAATTCTTTTCTATTATGGATGTCACAAGGTAGTATGATTAGAATTATAATAATATGTATTATATTACTAATATTGTTATTAGGATTATCATATGCGTTACTCAAAGTAAATCCTAATAATATTGTGGCAAGTAATACTATATGGACTTTATTAATATTAATATTAGGTATTTCATTAATTCCTACTATATGGTTTGGTAGATTAGAAAATGTTGTTGGTATTGCTGGGATTTCTACTATTGTAATAACTATAGGTGTTGGATTATTAGGTTATTATTATGGTGATGAAATAGTTACATTTGATTGGGATAAATATTTAAATTATGCTCTAATGGCGTTAATAGGTATAATTTTTATAGGTATGTTTATTATTGAAAATCCTGAAACAATGTTTAACTTTATATTTATAGTATCTATTTTAATACTAATTATATTTATTCTTCTTTTATTATCAAATCATAAAAAGTTAAAAGAAAATTCTGAAAAATGTATAGATGGTAAAACTGTTCCTAATTATCCTGTTGAATCATTTAATATATTTATTAAAATGTTAAATATATTTCAAGAATT